ATGTCTTGCTTGAGAATTTTAAGGGGTTGGGGTTGCCATCCAAACTGTGCTAACTCAGTGACATCGAGTTCGCCTCTGTAGTATTCAGTTTTTAGCTTGAATAACTTCTTGTAGTCAGCCTTCATCTTGCGAAGAACATAGCCTTCGCCCATGTATATCTTGAAGTACTTGTTGTGAAGTTTTGGTGTATTGGCAGACTCGTTCGTGATGTTCATTGTATCAACGGGACCGTCTTTTTCCCATGCTTCGCATATATCTTCTAGCTTCATTCATAATCTCCATAATAAAATTGTTACTGCATCAAACTGATATGTCGTACCCGTTATACTTAAATGTGATATTAAATGTTGGCGGTGTCACGTCTGCACCAGATGTGTTTAGCTCAATAGATCCAACTGAGGTGGGAAACATATCTGAGAACTTGATAGTGACATTAGAGTTCTTATTACTATTTAGTATAACCAGAGAACCGTCTGATTTAACTCCTTTACCGTCCGAATCAGGAGTAGCTCCTCCTTTACCAAAAACTGGTGGGTTCAAGCTTGCGTACTGTGTGAAGTCTTTAGGGTATGTAAGCGCAACTAACCAGTCGGAGACTTCTCTGTACGCAACCATATTTTCATCACATATGATAGATACCTGAAAGTCATCATACGATATCTTATCGCCAGGCTCATGCAATGTCTTGAATGGTGTGGGACGATCTGTTACTCCAGATGTAATGCCAGGAATATTTGCTGATTGCACAAAAAACTCGACATTAGGTAGCCTGTCAAGAACAAGCTTGAACTCGATAGGAGACAAAAAGTTTACGTTTGTTGTTAGATTAGCCATATATTATTCCTCTGGTATACACTTATTTATATGTATAAAAAAAGGGGATCTCGAAAGATCCCCTAATCATGTTCGGGTTAATCCCGAATCTTATTGTTATACTAAACTTATAATAAGTTAGAGACAATAACTTTACGGTAGTACAAGTTCTTACCAGCAGCTAAGCCGTTACCAAGAAGTGTACCATCAGTGCCATCATTGGCTCCATCTGGACCAACTTCACCACCAAGTGGGTTAGCAACGATGCCGTAACGAGTCTTGAAACCAATCTTAGATTGGAAGCTGTTCTCGCCAACTGCACGAACCATTTGTAATGGAACGTATGGGCAATAGAAGATACCAGCATCAAAAGCGTTAGTGCCTTTGTAGCCAACTACCAAGTATTGAGCAGCAGCGAATGGATCGATGTATACTTTGAAACGACCGTTAAGAACACCGGCGAAAGTATTACCAGTATCATCTACTTGCAAGTTGTTGTTCAAAGCAGGAGCGTAGTCAAGAACACCAGCCATTTGAAGAGCAGAAGCTACATCAGATGAACATACGATGATGTTACCTTTACCGCGACGAGTTGCTTGTGCAATTGCATTAGCTTCTTTCTCGATTTGGAACATAAGACCTTTAAACTTCTCTACTGACCAGCGACCGTTGGCATCAACATCAAGGTTGAAAGTACCAGGAGTAGCAGTGTTAGCAGCACCAACTGTAGCAGCAATGTATACTTTACGAACTACTTCACGGTTGATTTCAGCAAGCAATTCAGCAGAAAGCATATTTGCAAGCTCAGTTTCAGCGTCTAGACCGTGGATTGCTTTAAGGTCTTGAGCTAGTTCTGAAGTGTACTCAGCTTTAAGAGCGCGAGATACAGCAGTTACAGAAACTTTCTCAATCTTGAAAGACATTTCAGCGATTGGGCTGTTTGGAGTAACAGCGGCATCGTATGCGTCAACATCAGCGCCGGTATTAACATCAGCGGCAATAGCGGCAGTGCTACCAACACCTTGTGCTTCAGCAGCAGCAGTAGCTTTACCAGTACCAGAACCAGTGTACAAACCATTAGTTGCAGTATCTGAGCCAGTGCCAGAGAAACCAGAGTTAGCTTCGCCAAATAATGCTTCACCAGTTCCAGCATCGTTGCCAGAAAAACCAGCACCGTACTGTGAACGCATAGCGAAGATAAGACCAGTAGGTCCAGTCATTGGCTGAACACCAACGATATCATATGCTACTAAGTTAGGCATTGCACGACGAACTAAAGAGATCAATACTGGATCATAGTTAGCGGCATCAGAAGTGCTGTTACCAGGAACGGCTTCAGATAAGATACCTGTAGAGCCCATGCTTGAACCTTCTCTAATAGAAGTTTCAGTGTTTTCTAATAGAGTTGCTGTAACAGCTTCTCTATGTGAGTCTTGAATAGCGGGAAGAGCAGAGTGCTCTAGAATCGGTGCCCACTTTTTCATTAGTTCTTCATTTCTCATTATGGTTCTCCTTTATTTGAGATTTTTTACTTATTACTATTTATAAAATTTGTTATTTCGAAAAGCGGCTAAGCGACTGTGTGTAGCTTTGCATTGAAGCGTCTAATACAGGCGCTACATCTTCCGTAGTCTCTTCTTGTAGAAGATCAGTTTCTTCTTCTGCAACAGTTGTAGCAGCTTCAGCGAAGTAGTTAGCTTTAATTGCTTCTAACTTTTTGCTGTAGTCTTCAACTGTATCAAAAGAAATACCTTCTGAGAGAACACGCAATTTTTCCGCTTGAGTGTCAGTTAATTCCTCAGAAACTGTTTTGAATGCGATTTCATTTTCAGCCTGTGACTTAGCTTCCTTAAGTTCAATCATTTGCTCAACAACTTCGTTGTACTTGATAGAAGCTTCTTCAAGCTCAATTTCAAGTTCAGCGGCATGGTCGATTTGCTCTTGATCGATTTCAAGGTTATGCTCAGAAACGAGACCTTTAATGCTATCTAATAGCGATTCAGCTACTTCAACTTTGATATTGCTTTCTACTGTAGCCTGATTTTCAGACATCCAGTTTTCAACAACATAGTCTAAGTATTGATCTACTTTCTCTACTAGCTCTTCAACAGTAGCATCTACTTGCTCTTGAAGATCACTTTCAAACTTTTCTTCCAAAGTTGCTGTTTCAGCAAGGACACTTTCGTGTACGGCGGCTTCGAATACTGCAACGGCAGATGATTTGAATTCTTCAGAAAACTCAGTTCCTTCGAATAAACGATCAACAGCTTCACTTAAGCCAGCAGTGTTAGTGCCCTGTGGAGTTTTAACGTCATCTTCAACGTCATCAGCTTTAGTTTCTCCACCCTTTTTATCTTTACGCTTTTTATCCTTTCCACCTTCAGGAGTTACGGCATCGGCTGATTCTGCATCTTCGCCAGTTGCTTTCGCTTCTTCTAGGTCTAGGTCTTTTCCTAATTCTTCACTCATTTAGACTTCTCCTTTAAAGTAATTATCGTTATTACTATTTATAAAAATTGTTATTTAGACAAAGAGCGTACAAATTTCTCAAACAATGCGGCTGCTTTAATCTCTAATTCTGCTGTAGAGACTCTTGCAGTCTGTTTGATCTCTTCTTCGATCTCGTCAAATGTGTTCGCCACTTCCCATGAAGAAGAAGCTACATCGTAAATCCAATCTACACCTTCCATCACTCCCTTAACGAAAGCGTCTGGTGCTGATGGATCGGCTACAATATCCCCTGCGGTAGCTAACATAAAGTCACTCTGGACTTCCATGATACCACTCTTATTCTGTTTGATAGAACCCATGCCACGAGATGAAATACCTAAAGTACCATCTGCGTCCATGATGTTCTGAACGATCTTACCCATTGGCGTGTCCATTACTTTAGCACGACCAACGATGTTAGAACCTTCTTGTCTTAACTCTGTAAACATATGAGATACACGATCAAGATTAATCGTTGGACCTGCTGGATGCCCTAACTCGCCATATGCTCTGTTTTTCTGAACGTAAGTTTCGTTATATCGCTTCACTTCTTTAGCAAGGATCTCTTTAGGATACATACGACCATTACGGTTCTTGATGTCACCTTGCATAATGATGCCTTCGATGAAATACTGCTTAGTACCATCTTCTTTGGCTTCAGTGATGTATTCTACGTCTTCAACAATTTCTTTGATTAGTAAGCTCATATCTATTCCTTATTTGCTTGCTTGCATTGCGAAAGATACGAATCGAGTAAACTGTGTCTTGTCAGATAACATACTTTCAACTTTTTTCTTGTTAACTGAATTTAACGATTTGTACGCATTAAGCACAGCAGATGCTGAGAAGAGATCGATCTTCTGCTTCTTACCATCTTTGAACTTGACTTCGCCCATGCTCTTAGTTTTAACGATCTTCTCTAAGTCAGCGATAACGCCTTCTGAGTAGTAGCCTTCTTTATAAGACTCTTCAACTTCTTCTTCGTCATCTTTCATTGCCATTTTAGTAGCAGTTGCGTACATGACATCAGTAGCTTTGTCGCCGTAACGATCTTTGAACTCGCTCATTTTTTTCTTGAGTTCTTTGACGATAACTTCACGCTTCTCTTTCTGAGCATCAGTCATAGTGCCTTCTTGTACAGACTCATAAACCTCTTTACCTTGACCCTTCTCTAGATCAGCTAAACGATTAGCAGATAAATCGAGAACCTCTGCCTCTTTGTATCCGTCAGGTAGTTCAATTTTTTGAACAAGATGCTTATCTATGAAAGCCTGTTGCTTTTCTACCGAAGCATTATCGCCGAGATCTTGTATCTCTTTATGAAGCGACTCTATTGTAAACTGCTTAAAAGATTTCATTTTTATTCCTTTATTATTCTGATTCTGGAGCAACTTCTACTTCAACTGGTTCGCCAGCTTCTGTGGAAGCACCAAACATAGAATCGTATTTTTGTCCGATAGCCGCTGTCATTTTATCTGCCATAACACTATTAAAAGTGTTTTCAAAGGTACCTGCATCTTTCTCGACTGCATTTCTAATCAAATCACTAACACTCATGTCTATCTCCTTACTTATATGTTTATTTATATTTTATTACAGTTGCTGATTAGGCTTATTCAGGCTCATCTTTTGGATCTTCAAACTCTCCAAAATCATCTTCTGGAGCATCGTCTTTTGGATTATCTTTTGGATCTTCAAACTCTCCAAAATCGCCTTCTGCTTCATTCGAGTCTTCTTCGTCTGCTTCTATTTCTTCTCTCATCTTTTCGATGTCATCTTCGTTCATCATGAGAACATTCTTTCTAACCCAATCTGCTGAGTAGTACTTACCAACATACTCATCGATATCACGAAGCATACCTAATCTTTCTCTTAATATTTCACTTTCTTTCAACTCTTCAAAGTAGTTGTCTTGCATGAAATCATATCTGATAGAGGATTGAATCTCGCCCCACTCTTCAGGTCTTATGATTCCCTTGAGTACTAACTGCTTCTCAAGAATTTTATCAAACAGTGTAGAGAATTTTGCTCTCAATCTACTGATAAACTTACTAAACTTAATCTCATCTCTAGATATTTCTGTTGCTCTACCTAGTGAGAATCCTGCATCTGTTTCCATGCGAGAGATAGGTACATTAAGAGACTTAAATAATCTCTTCTGGAAATATAATACATCGTCTAGTTCTCCTAGATTCTGACCACCAGGCAATGTAGTGATCTCTGTACCTTTTCCACCCTCTCTTCTTGGCAACCAAAAATCGTCAGTCATACTCATATGTCTACGATCATCTTTAACGTCACCAGTACTTGCATCATATACTAAGCGATTCTTGTGCTTAGTCATCATATCTCGTAGATACTGTTCTGCTTTCATCTTAGGCAGATTACCTACATCGATATAGAAAATTCTTCTTTCAGGCGCTCTAGATATTCTGTAAATAACTACAGCATCTTCCATCATTCTCAACTGATTCAGAGGCTTAGCCGCTTTATGTAAATGAGATACGACTAATGTATTATCTTCATTAAGCAAACCCGAATTAGCATTTACAATAGAGTCTTTTGCAATCTTTAAACCAGCTAGTTCGTTACCCTGCTGTCCTAACTGATTGCCGGCCTGTCCCAGAAATCCCTTTTCACTATAGATGTAGTATTCATTCTTAACTTTCTTTGCTAAAAACTTACCATCTCGTGAAGACCCTTCTGACTTAGTTTCAAATTCTCTGACTTTACGAATCTTTCTTGGATCGATATAACGCAACTCTTGAATACCTTTTCGGGGTTGCTTGATATCAATCATAACATGATAGTTGATTCTTCCATCAACATACCACTTTTGGAAAGTGTCGTAACCAGTAGAAGAAAAGTCTAACAACTTCAATACAGTGTCAAACTCTTCTCTGATTTTCTTTTTGATGTTGTCAGCTAGATCGACATCATCCGTAACACATTCAACAACCTTTTCATCCGATGAAATACTAACTGCCTCGTTAATAATATCATCTACTGCTTGAGAAACTTCTGGTTGCTGTAGCATTGATCTATATTTTTGCACAAGTTCTGCTTCTGATCTTGCACTACCAGCCAAGTCCAAATAGCTACTTGCGGCAGTACCTGTTGCCGCAATGTCAATAGAACCTTCTTCTGCGCCCGCCTGAACAAAGGAGGGGATATTATTCTCTTCCTTTTCGGACTTGCGTTTGATTTCAAAACCAAATAATTCAGCCATATTTTATCCTCTAATTCTTAGGGAGAGTTTATTCTCTCCCCTTAAATTATCGTTATCAATTTTACTCGTTTGTGCCGCCGTCTCCGGTGACTCCACCAGAAACATTCCACCAGTCATACTGGAAGGTGACATCGAATCTTTCGATATCGTCAGTTGTGTTCCAATCCATAGTGATAGCACCGATGGAAGTTGGAAATAGTCCGTTAAAGTTATAAGTTCTTAAAGGTGCGCCAGTTTTTGAGTACTGAGTAATCTGTGCTTGATTCTTATATTCAGAAGCACTTGCACTACCTAACTGAGTTGTGTTTCCCTCATGAGCATTGATGGATGCCATCCACTGCTCCATAGCGTTACGAATAAGGAAGTCCTCATCGTTAATGATAGTTACAGTCCACTCAGCGAATGTTCTATCGCCTGCTATCTTAACCTTACGACCAAAGTATGGAACTTCAATTGTTCCGATAGTAGCTTCAGGGATCTGTGCCGCCTGTACCATAAATGGTGTTTTAAGATCAGCAATTCCATTAATGGGATTGGTGATAGCTACTTGGAACAGGGATGCCTTAGCACCCCCGAAGGTCAATTGGCTTTTAATTTCATTGATGTTGAAAGCCATCTTTTTTATCTCCTTGTTTGTTGTCTAATTATTTATTAAGCCGCACCAACGATCTCTGAGAACTCCACGCCTGTTCTAACGGCAACAAAGTTCAACTGGATAAAGTTGATTGAACGTGCTGGCTTGATGTAAATGTCGCCAACAAATTGGTTAGTGTCTATCACTTGAGGCGTATTGTTAGATTCATCACAGATAACTTTAAAGTCATAAATGCCTCGTCTACCTTGAACATCTCTCAAGAACGGTTCAACTAAGTTAACAAATGTAGCTCTAGTGAACTCATCGTTAAACTCGAATAATGTTGACTTAGATGCTTGACTAATAGTCTTCTCAAGAACAATGAACAATCTACGGACATTGATTCTGTCGAATGCGCTAGTAGTGCCAGCAAAAGTCTTGTCACCAAATAGTACAGTGCCTTGACCTGGCTGAGTAATTACTGGATTAATACCATTCTTGTATAGTAAATCTCTCTGCGCTTTATTAGGATTAACTTTTAACTTAACAACATTCTTAACATTTCCTCTGCTGTATCCTGCGGGTGAGAACCATGGATCTCGTAGATCGTCTGTTCTAGCACACAAGCCAGCGATGTCGCCATTCAAAGGAACCCAACGATATACGTCAGAATACTTATCGTATTGGTATTTATATCCACTGTCAACGACTGCAAAACTACTTGCAGTTAAGTTGGCGACAAAGGCTACTATAGAAGATGGAGTCATATTGTCTGCGTATGCAGGAGAAACAAATGCTACACAATCTCTACGAACTTCTACAATATTGTCGATGATGTAGTTAGAGAGTTCGTGTCCTGTCGCTCCTCGTGCTTTACCTTGAAGAACAAACGAGATATCTACATCAGCGGCATCTTTATAAAGATCATACGCTAAAGCTAGTTTACCGATTGGAATATCAGTCTCATCGTTACCATCACTACCACCAGTCAAAGCTGTAGCTGAAACAGCACCACTCAATGCGGCTGAACCTGCATCAGTCAACGAAATCCAGTCAGAAGATGATACAAGAACATCCGATAGGAAGTTTGTAGATCCGTCTGCACTTTTAGCACCTGCCGTTAGCGATACATTATCATATCTTTCTATAACAGCACCAGCGGTGCCAGTAATTTTACCATCAGAATCCTTAACGACAACATGAACACTTCCTGTATCTGGAGCAGAGTCGAAGATGTCTGCATCGCCCCACTGCTTAGTGTACGCTCCACCAGTTATGGTAGTGATGCCTGTGTATCTCTCAATAAAGTTTGCTGTTGCAGTAACTGCGCCAGCTTTAGTTGTTAACTTATTGGTGCCTGCCGAAAGAGCAGTGATTTGTACGTTATTTTGATTACTTACAGAATAGCTGTTTGCTTTAGCAAGAGTATCTGCTAGTTTAAACATATTTGTTGCGCCACTAGTCTCTACACCAACTTGGGTTAATGTATAGCCAGTATTACCTGCGGCGGGTTGAGTAATATCAATAGCGTCAACACCAATTGCAGGGACTTCAGAGTATAATTTAATCGCTGTTGTGCTTTCTACCTGAACCCAATACTTAGTGCCGTCTGCTAGATTATTGATAGCAGCCTGACTATTCGTGTTGAATATAACACGATCTCCAGTTGTGTAGCCGTGTGCAGTACCGAATGTAATTGTTTCATTTGTTGTAGAGACGGCATCGTAGTCGAATGATTTTGCGACATCTTCTACTGGGATAATGAAGTAGTTTTTATCGTCTACTAAACCAGCTAGAACACCACCAGTTGTTGCGTCATATACAACAGGAGTTCCTTTTGCAATGGTTTCGCTTGCGCCCAACTGAATAATACTCGTACCTAATGTGTCTGCGGCATCGTGTATATATACACCACCGTCAGTGTCAACAGTATGATCGTAAGAAGTTGGAGCGGCATCAGATTCAAATATAAAATCTGCGCCAACACCACCACCTGAAACCGAAGCATCAGCTTTTAGTGTCAAGCTTTGTTCACCAACTGTGATTACGTCACCCTTTTTGAGTGCTTGTGCTTGTGCTTGCGAGGCAAAACCGGTAAAAGTACCAGAACTATTACCTGAAGTGATATCGACAGTAGAAGTGCCAACTCTTGCGGAAGCGAATGATGTGCTATCGCAGTGAGATACTTGAATAGAATTTCCTAACTCGCCATAATACTTGGCTTTAAATTCATCAGCGCCACCTTTAGTGGCGATAACAGCAGTATCACTTACTGCACGAGTTACGAAAAGTGCATCACTATAGCCTAAGAAATTGGCCGCTGTTAAAAATGTCTCATGGTTTGTCCATAAGTTTTCTGGAGCATATGCACCAGTATATCGGGTTGACGGCTCACCGAATCTAGAAACTAATTCTTGCTCTGAGGTAACTAAAATTCTTTCGTTGATTGGACCCCATCGAAATACACCTGCAATTGCCCCTTCGGTCGTTCCAACCGCAGGGGTAGCACTTGTTAGGTCGATTTCGCTGACGTTAATGCCTGGACTTGTTTGAAAGGCCATTGTTGATTTCTCCTTGTTTATTTTGTAAGTTACAAACTTCTTTTATTTTCTATTTCTATATTTATAATATTGAGAACTTAGCTTAACCAACTATTATCGTCATCTGAGACTGCAATTAGATCAGCAGTATCACTATTCATGTCGTAGTCGTTGAATCCAATTGGTAGTAGACTCTCTGCCAACTCTTCTTCGTTTCTTTGTCTTAGGTTATTGACTGTGTTTATATTAGTGATCTCTTTAAAGAACATCTGATCAGTCATCCAAGCAAATAGCACTAGACCCATGACTAGATCGTCATGACATCCAGATTCTGCTTCATAAGAGTTGCCTTTTCTAGAAAATGTAGAAAGTTCGTTAATCGTATCAAAGTCATTCAATATCAACTGATCTTGTTCAACCAACATCTTGAGCATATTACATCCAACGGATTTAACTGCTTTTGTTGTTCGAATGCCCTTATCTGCTTTCTTTGAGAATCCTGTAGATATTCTTTTACCTGATCTACCTGCGGATTCTGTGAACATGAGTGTTTCCACTTCAAATTCGTAATGCAATGTCTCTGAGACTTGCTCACCTATATCATTGACTTCCACTAATGTGTAAGCCTCATTATAACTCTTTATACTTCTATATATGATTTCAGCGTAGTCTATGGGTGTTATCAT